CTGGGGTGAGTATCTGTTACTAGAAATAGGAGAATGGAATGCGGAATAGAAATCGAGTCATGAAATCCACAGTCGTGGGTTCTCATGTCAAGACAAACCTGTTAACAGGTGGCTCTACCGCAGACACGCGTCAAACAGACCTCTTCAAAAGAGAGGAATGTATAGACGATGTTTCTCCATTTCCATATATCCAGGCTAATCCACTTTGGCTAAGTAAAACCAAAGATGGACTAATCCGTGCCAACGGTAAAGTTGAACACGGAATACTTGGGTTTGATGTTAGTAAGGATGTCTATGTGGGTTACCCACTAGACAAACTTGTTCCTGAGTTTGGGGCACAATCTGTGCTTCCGCTCTCGAACTATACTAACACGGCGCTTGCAAGAGCCATTCCAAATCAGTCTCAGACTGATTTGACCGAACTTTTAGTACAACTTCCTCAACTAAAAGGAAGTTTACTAACGCTTCGAAAACTCTTTCTTGAGTTTAAAAAGCGTCGGTTCTATAGTGATACTATAGGGCAGGCATATATTGCAAACGAGTTTGGAATAGCCCCTCTGATTCGCGACCTATGGGATTTTATCCACATAGGCGAGATCCTTAATGATGCATCAACTGCATACAATAAGGCAGAGAAAGGCGTTTCAACCCATGGAACTCTAGACAAAGGAAAAAGTGAGTGGGACCGAAAAGCGTGGTTAACTACCACGTGGTCTATTCACAATTTCCGGATCACGAACAAGTATAGTTATAAGATTTGGTATTCTGTCAGGTTTCGACCTAACGGTACCAAGTCTCCCTATGCTGAGCCTAACGTTTTCGAATATTTCGGATTCGATAAGCCACTTGTGTCTCTATGGAACTTAACACCATGGAGTTTCCTCGTTGACTACTTAGTCAATGTCAGTGATTTCATCACTGCAGGAGAATCTTCACACAAGGTTCGTGACATCTGTATCATGCGGGAGCAATCGGCAGTGATGTCGATGAATCCCGGTACAGTGCAATCCTTTGGCCTTTACAAGGTTAAAGAGAACACTCTACGCTTTGACGTTCGCAATGCTTCAAACACATTGAAAGAACGCAAAGTTTTTACAGATGGTTTTGGCATACCTTTAAAACCCTTTCTATCGGGTGGACAGGTAGCCAATCTAGTAGCTCTACTTGCTGGAAATAACAGTGAGTACGTCTCAGTTAAACTGAGATAAGGGATGCTGTCTCCTATGACAGGAAAACTTGGCCAATAATGGCCCAAACCTTCAATAAGAAAGGAGCACCAAGATGCTTCCCAATACTGTTACCACAACTCTCTCCGACGGTTCTACCAACGTCGTCCTCACTAAGAGGTCCGAACAAGGCGGAACTTCGAAATTCACTGGTTCTTATACCAGTGGATCTCCGGCTGCACTTCGGGAAATTATCCTCGAAGTCCGTCACACTCGCCCAACTGATCCAACTAAAAAGGGATCCAGTTTGTGTAAGGTGACATTGCATGTTTATGATGCCGATGGACTTGTCCTCGACACGATTAAATCATGGCAGGTCGTTGAGATGAACTCTTACAAAGGTGGCGCAGCTGGTAATACTTCCAAACTTCTTGGAAATACCCTGGCTGTTTCTGCCTTTGCCGATGAGTTCTATGAGGGGTCTTTCTAAACTATGTTTAGAGAGTTTATGAGCGCTTTTCTTATATCGCTTGCCCCTTACCTCGCTATACTTTTCACGTTTATCGTGATTTACACTTTGGCAAATGCCTATATAAGTGAAAGTATACTTTTCCGTCTAGCTACTGGTACTTATTTCAGTAAATAGATGGTAAGACCCATAAACTTTGGGTTCGAGTTACAGTATAAGGGTTAGCCGATACCTCCAAGGAGCTATCAAATGGCTAAACCACATCTTGGTATACCAGGTCTCTATGTAAAAATCTTCGAAGATTTCTGCAGAGAGTTTCCTAGGCATACCATGAGAGCGACTCGATTCCTCACCGATCTTGACAAACTTATCAAGTCGAGAGGACGAGAGAGGATCCTTTGCATTGACCTTCCTAATCTTGGGAAGGTTTTTGACAAAGGCCTCTCTTCGGGTAAATATAATATTGACAGCAATGTAAACATTGCTCAAAACATCGCGAGATGTTCCACAGAAAAGAACTGTGGTATTATACCTATCATTGAGTTATGTTTCTACTACGACTCAAATACAGGCGAGATTGTCTTACGACAAGACCTCGATCCTACGATAGTTTTCTATTGTAGGACATTCCTGTACTGTTTTAAGAAGCTTGAGCTACCTGCTCCTGCTTCTGTAGTTGAAACATGCGAGTCTGATTTCTTTAGACTCGACTCTAAGGTTCTGGACAATCAACCACATAAGGTTGAACCCAGCGATCCTGACTCCACTTACCTCTTAGAGGTAATCAAGTGGGTCAGTCGAAGATTTATTCCACTCCGGATTCCGGAATGGAAAGATCTAAAACCTAGACATGGTCCTGGTGCTGTCTCTGATCTGAACAAAAATAGGAATGATAAGTTTTCATTCCCAACATGGTCAGAAAAGTTGCAAAGTTTATTCCCTTACGAGGAATTTCATTTCCATAAGTATATGGAAGCTGAAAGACCCACTAAGGAAGGCTTTGCGAAGGTTTGTAGTGTCCCCAAAACTCTTGATAAAGTTAGGGTAATCACTATCGAGCCGGCTTCTAATCAGTTTATACAACAAGCTCTACGAGCTTGGCTGATTAGGAACCAGACAGCAGTTGCGTCTATATGTATTGATACGTCCGATCAAGGACTATCAAAGACTGCAGCCAAGGAGGC